AGAGAATGCTGGCCCCCTGAAGACAGGATCCTTCGACCTAAAGACGTACAGGTGAAGGCTCATCCCAAAGACGAAGTCTATGGCGAATACAAAGCCACTCGTTGGATTAATGCTAGAACGGATAGGTTCAAGTGTTATGCCGGGAGATTTGTTCGTGCAGTCGAGAAAGCGCTGTACAAGACGGAATGGTTTATCAAAAACGTTCCCGTGGCTGACAGGCCCAAGGTGATACACGAAGATCTATATCGTGGACCATCCCCAGCTGTCGCAACTGATTATACCACTTATGAAGCCGTTTTCAAGAAGAGAATGCTGGAATGTTGTGAGTTTGCCCTTTTCCGACACATGCTTAAGTTTGTGCCCGAGGGACCCGAATTCTGCGCAATCTACGAAGAAGTAATAGGTGGCCTGAACCATATAATCAACAAGTTCTTTACAATCATAGTCGAAGCTATTCGAATGTCCGGAGAAATGTCCACTTCATTGGGCAATGGATTTACCAATCTAATGCTCATGTTGTTTTTGTGCAAGCGAGCCAATTGTACGGAAGTGAAGGCAAAAGTAGAGGGGGACGATGGGATAATGACCTGTCGTGGTACGCCTCCTACGACCGAGGACTTTGCAATGATGGGTTGCAAGATCAAATTAGTTAGACACACTAGTCTATCGACCGCAAGTTTTTGTGGCATAGTCTATCATCCCGATGATTTCATCAATTTAGTTGATTTTAGGGAGACAATCGCGTCCGTTGGTTGGTGTTCCGAAAGGTATGCAAGGACCAAGCCCAAAATCAAGGCAATGCTGTTACGATGCAAAGCTTTGAGTTTGGCTCATCAATACCCCGGGTGTCCGGTAATTTGTGCACTAGCTCGATATTTGTTGAAGTGCACAAGACATGTTAGGAATTTTATCCCCTCTTATCTCGAGAAACAAGGATCACGAATGTTCAATTTGTGGGAGAGAGAGCAGATATTACAAGCCGTTTCTGACATGCCCTCAGATGAGAGGAAGATCATCTGGAGGGAACCAGGCATACAAACTCGTATGTTGGCTGAGGAATTGTATGGTGTTAGCATGATAACTCAACTCGCCGTTGAGCAATATCTTGACTCATTGACCACGATTCAACCACTCAAATTACCAATGCTCATGGATGATTTCCACCCCACGTGGATTTCTTATTGGGATAATTATGTAGTGAACGAGTATGTTCAGTTATGCGACCGTCCCATTTTACGCCGTTCAAGACCGCGGTGGGACCTAGCTGGACATTATGGTCCCGTTCTATAAACGTTCTTTTGCAGAGAAATTTCACTGATATAAGTTGGCAGCAACGAAGTTCTGTGAGAGGTGAGTCACGACCACCCAAACTCTAGTGTGTTCCCATAAAGCGGGG